CTACCTGAAACCAGTGCATTAAAAATGAATGAACCCGTGTCAACATAAGTCTCTGTTTCATCAATATCAGCAGCAAGTTGCGTATACTCACCACCAATCTCTTTTACAATATCTTTTAAAAAATCCATCAAGCTACCATCCCGTATTCTTCACGAAGTATTTTTTTATAAGGAAGTCCCTGTTCTTTGAGTTCCTTCACAAGTTTAAGTTTTTGATATAAAGCAGTATCTCCACCAAGAGCCATTGCTTTTACAATTGTATTGAGTTCTTTGTCGTTAATAGGCAAATCCATTAGGAAAAAAATGATTCTAGTGTAATTGTTTTTTCTACTTTCCATCCAATCGCATCAAGGATAACCCTCATCGGTTCCAGAAATGCTTTATTGAATTGTAGTTCATAGTCGATGTATTTGTCCAGACCAAGTTCCTTTGGAAATTCTTGAATATATGAAATTACATTCTCTCGGATTGGATTTGGAAGTTTCAAATAACAAAATTTAATTTTTTCACCATTTTGAATTGCTGCGTATTTTTTATCCAATTTTTTCTCTTTAATCAGATGATTATAGAGAAGAGCACCACGAACGTGAATCGGAGTTCCCTTTCCATAGATTGTTGCGTGTGCTTTGTGCTTCACAACATCAGATACAGTCCTAGGGAAAGATATTTCTTCTACAGAAAAATTACTAAAATCCTTTCTAGATTTTTCAATATAGTTAATCATATCATCTTCAGTCTTTGTCATAATCAACTTAAGAGCATCCTTAATCATTTGACGACAAGGAGCAGGAGTAGAAGATTTAACTGCTTCTAGTCCCATAATCTTAAGTTTTGGTTGTTCATATCGAACACCTTCACTATCCCAAACATTAAGAATGTATCTTTTCTTGGCAGTCCAGATTCCACGGTCAGCAATATTTTCTCGTTTCATCTGCATCTTTTGTTCATACGCATTCACGTATTCCGCCAATTCTTTATAAGAACCTTCAATATAAGGTTCAAGTTCCATTTTACACAACTTGTCAAGGAACGAAACAACTTTCTCATTAGTCGTCTCTCTTCCTTGGTATACAGTTTTAACCAAAGGACCCATATTAAGATAAATGGAATCAGTATCAGAAGCAATAACATAATCTATGTCTTCAGTTTTCAACACCTTATTTAGATACTTATTCACTTTACTCTCAATCCAACGGATTGATACCTGACCAGACAAAGTAATTGCCTCGGCATTTGCTAGTTTATAATATCTAAAATACTGATTACCAATAGCACCATAAGCAGAGTTCAAAGAAATCTTCTTTGCCATCTGAATATTATTGCACCTTGCAATCTCTTTCTCCAATTCTTTGGTTGGAGTCTTCTGATACTCTTTCTTTGCCTCAATCATCTTCTTTTTGAAGATAACTCGGTCTCCATACATCTTTTCCATAAGTTCAGGGAGGAATCCCTTCACATCCTTACGATACATTGCACCGTTGGCACAAACTGCATAGTCTTTATACAGTTCAAAGTTTATTTCTTCTTTAAGTATTCTATCAACAGTTGCTTGTGGATGCTTCTCTTCAAGAAGTGTCTCTGGTGAGATGTTGTATTGCATGATGAGATGAGGATAAAGAGAGTTAAGGTCAAAACTGACCACCCAATCATAAATCCCAGGAATCGGTTCCTTGACATATGCCCCCGCATATTTTTCATCCTTTGATGATTTATCTTTAGGGGGAATAACAATGTTGCGTTTCTTAAGGTAGTTGTAAATAATGGCATCCCAAGTTCTTACCTGGAAAAACACATCATTATAATTAACCTTGGCGTCATATGCCATAGTCAAACACAACTCAATAAGTTTCATCTTGTCTTCCAATTGGTCAACAAGTTCAACGTCTTTGATGTTATAATCAACAAACTTTTGCCAGTCCTTTGTATAGAACTCTCGGAAAGTATCAAACTCAGAGTGGTCTAGTTTTTTCTGACCAAGTTCCACAAAAGCAATATGGTCAAGACGATATGATTCTTGGTTTGTGTAAGTAAACTTCTTATACAAATCAAGATAATCAATCACAGAAACTCCTGCAATCTCATATGAGATTTGCTCCCTACCTTGAATTACGAGTTCCTTCCTACGGATATTTCCCCAAGGAGAAAGACGACGTGCTTCTTTCTCCCCAACAATACGTTCAATACGTCCTGCAATATATGGAATATCATACAACTCACAGTTCCATCCAGTGATAGCATCTGGGGTATTTTGTTGCCAAAAACCTAGAAAACGATTAACCAAATCAATTTCATCAGAACATCTCACATAAGCAACGTCTTTGCGAGTGTTCTCATATTCTCTTCTATTAGCAAAACAAATAATCTGTTTTGTTGCGTAATTCTGAAGGGTAATTGTTAGAATCTCCTCGGCACAATCAAATACATTGGGGAATCCACTTTCAGCAGAAACCTCAATGTCAATTGTAAAGAGTCGAATCTTTGCAATATCAAATTTAATCTCTTCTTCTGGATACTTATCTGAGATATATTGTGCCTTATAGTTGTCGTTACCATAAACAGTAAAACCCTCAACCTTGGAATACTTATCAAGAAATTCCTTACAATCGGAAATTTTTCCAGGTTGAATTGGTTCTACTGCGTAACCATCTAGAGTTTTATACTTCGTCTTTTTCTTTGAAGGAACAAATAAAGTAGGTTGATAATCTTCTTCTATTTGAAAATATTCACCATTATCATAACCACGAACCAACATTTTATTAAATTTTTCATAGACGTTGGTATAAAATCTCATTGTGTAAGTTCTAAGTATTTGTCAAGCAAGGTTTTCTTTGGTTCAACTATAGTCAGAATTTTGTCTGAACTAATCATTAATTCATTTACATCTGTATATTCTTCTATCCATGAAGATAGTTCATTCTCACCAGAAACTAAGAATGGGTTTGTCAGTTTACAGTTTGGTTCACCAAAATCAACTACAATTTCTTCTATTTCAGATATCAGGAATGTATTGTTCATTAATAGAATCAACATTATCGTTTTGTTCGTTTCCATTCATTCTTTCCTCATAAGATTTTTTTACCATTTCCACTGGTTCAACAATAGTCACAATCCAATCTTTTTTTATTGGTATGTTTTTATCGAATGACAATGGCATCCAGGGATAAAAAGCAATTTTATATTCATGCTCTTTTTCACTTTCAAGTAGTACTTGTGGTGAAATCAATTTAACAACTACTGGGTTTGAAAAAATCAATGACACTACATTTCCTTCATCATCAACCAATTCTTTAATGTCTGCTACAAAATCTTCTCCAGAATTAAGTACAGCAAGTTTAACAGTCATGTTTTTTTATTTTCCTCAAAAAATTATAGCAAGAAAAAAGAGGGGTGTCAACTGGATTTTGCCAGTTACCCCCCTATGGCATTGCGCCGACGATATTCAAATCTATTTATAGATAGTCCTTACGTGAATGATGTTCTGGAACAATTTTACCCAATGTAACAGTCAATAATCCATCTTCAAAGGTGACCTCACGTACTTCTGTGTCATCTGATAACGTCCATGCTCTTTTGAAAGATCGTTGAGCCAGTCCCTTATGGACGTAGTGGGTATCAGATTCCTTGTCGTCCTTCTGTCCCTCGACAAAAAGTTTTCCATACTCTGTGTATACATTTACTTCCTCCTTTTTAAATCCAGCAAGTGCAAGTTCCAATCTTGATTCTACATTACTTACTTGAACAAGATTGTAAGGTGGGTAGTTGGATGTTGTTTCATGAAGATTAAACAAACGGTCAAAATATTCATCCATTCCAATACTATGTCGGGTAATCCTATCCATTAAGGCAGGCAAATCCGCAGCAGTATACCTTGTAAGGTTTGTCATTATTGTAGCTCCTTTAAAAGCGAGTTTGTGTTTTGTGGACCCTTTCGGCATCCCAAAAATATATAGCAATAATCAATAAAAAAGGGAGGTTCGGACCTCCCTAAAAAATTATTCGGTTTCTTCTTCACCTCTTTTTTTCTTAGCACCAATATTGTATTTTGTTTCCAAAACCCAATCACCTTTATCTTTAAAAGATAGAACTTTAATTTGGTTCAAAGGTGCAATATCAGAAATTTTATTCAAATCTACTACAGTAATCAGACCCCAATCAGCAAGCAGTTGAGTAATTCGGTTACGACGTTGTACATCATTAACAGTTAAGTTTGCTGGTTTTCCATCCAAAGCAAATAACTCTTTAAAATGTACAAGATAATATTTACCCTGCTTATGCAGAATATGGCAAGATTGGTAGATTTTCTTTTCCTTTCTTGAAGCAACTCCGATACGGGTCAAAGTCTCACGAACTTTCAGAAAATCATCTGGTTCATTAAGAATCACTTCTACCATTTGGTCAGGAGTCCATTTCACTTCAGGTTCTTGAACGACGCTCATTTTGTTCCTCCAATATCAAGTTTTTGTTTAATAAAATTAATTTGTTCTTTACTAAGAATTTTCAAAGCCTGTTCTGCCTTTTCATTACTATATCCATAGTAAGATTTGACATAATCAATATCTTTGATTTTTTCTTTTTTGACCCAAGGAGAAAATCTCTTCTTGATTCTGATTATATTTATAAAAAAGTCATACTGAAGTTTTTTATCCAGATGATTATACAAATTTATTTCGTTAGCATACATGATGCAATCAATGTGTCCAGATAAACAACGATTAATAATATAGGGAGGATATTCCTTTTCGGATAAAGGATTTTCATCCATTATGTTATCTTTTGTTTGATTAATTGAGTTCAACCAATCCTTCAACTCTGTACTCATTTAAATTTGCACTCCACCATAATTTCAGTCAAAGCAGCAAGAAGATTTATTTCTTGGTCTGCGACAAATGCTGCCTGATACTGATACTTAGCAACAATAAGAACGGCAGCAGCAACAGA